GGCAGCCGCGCTGCAGCTGACGCCACACGATTTGAAATGCTGCTCATGCGCCGGGTTACAGTCAGCCGTGCGATATCCATTTCTGCTGCAATATCGGCCTGCGGCGTATGATCTATAAAATACCGCTGGGCGATGAGTTTGTCTACTACGCCCAGGTTGGCTTCATTGATAGCCGTATTAAATTGGCTTGTGGTCAGCCGCGCCAGCTCCGGTGGCAGCTTGACCCTTGCCCGGGCGTATTCCATGGTCTACTCCTTATCTACCTCAACAGGGACGCCCACGCAAGGTGCGCCTGCGTCCGCTGCATCGGTCAGTCCTTCAGCCAGAAGATAGCCCAGCACCGACGCACCGGACATGATGAGGCCGGTAATGGTTTCGGCGGTTTCAGCGCTGCCACCGAGAGCAACGTACAGACCGGCGATAAAACCGGCAAGGGCTACCCAGAGTTTGCGCGAAGTCAGCTTACGAATAATGTCTGCTTTAGTCATTTTATTTTTCTCCTTTCAATTATGGCTTGTGAAAGCCTTCAAGATCTTCAATGCGGTGGTTGGCCACCTTCATCTGTTCATCAAGGACCTCCGAATGCTTTTCCAGCTCATAGGTGCGCTCGATGACCTGATTGTGTTTGTTCACCTTTTTCTCAAGCTCTTCAAGCCGGTAGGCTATAAGCGCGCTTGATTTTCGGTTGGCGAAGTAAGCCCCGGCGAGAGTGCCGAGAAAGCCCAGCAGGGCCACTATTACTGTGTCGCCCATTGGTTCTACACCCCCTTGACCAACGCCGCCCAGGTCTGCCTCCCGGCGATGCTGTCCGCCGTCAGGCCACGAGCTTGCTGGAACTCCCGGAGCTGGTCATATGTAGCCTGGTCGAATATCCCGGTTATCCCTGCCGGGAAGCCGTGGGCTATCATCAGACCCTGCAAGGCCACCACATCCGGGCCGAACATGCCATAGGCGAGTACCCGGGGCGGCCAATAGCTTGGCTCCCCCTCTGAGGGAGTTGTCACCGAAGGTGACTGAGAGGGCAAAACCGCCGGGGTGTGGAAAATCTCATCTCCCGGCTCTCCCGTGGGGCTGTTGTCCGGCGCGGTGCCCAAATTGGCACTGCCGACCTCAAGCCCGCCCAGCTGCATATAGAACTCGTTGGCATAGGCCGCGCGCTCCTTGACGTTGACCACTTGCTCAGCGGGTCTCTCGTACTCCTTGCAGATGCGCTCAGCGGCCTCGTAGATGCCCGTAGCGCTTCTAAGATAATTCCAGAGTGCCCGGTACTCCGGCTCGTTCTGAAGCTCGCGCAGCGCAAAATCCACCTGTGTGGGCTCATCTCCGATACTCACGCCCCGCTCCCGGTGGAACTGGAGCATTTTTCGTTTTCGCGCCGGGAGCGTCCATTGACACAGACCGTAGCCCCGCTGGTCGGAGACAAAGTCTATTGCCCCGGCATCCACGGCAGCGGTGTAGTCCGCATCGGCATAGCCCATGCCGTTTTGGACGTTTGTTGAGACCATGCCGCTCTCGTCCTGCATATTGCCCATCATGGCGCAGGCACCCACCGGCGACATACCGGCCTGAACAAGCTTAATGTATATCGTCTGTGCGCTCATCGGCATGTACCTTGTAGTATTCCTCTCCGGGGACAAAGCATCTGAGCTTCTGGATGTCAAACAAACGCACCGGGCAGGCTATGCCCTCGCCGCCATCCAAGAGCTTTGTCCTCTCTGCAAATCTGCAAAGCTCGCAGTCTGCGCCATCGTAAGGGATAATTCCCTCCATATTGTTGAAATCAGGTTCAACATAGTTGTGAATTACTATTGCCATAATTAGTCCTCCGTCAAAAGTCCGCTGCTGCTCTTATCGCTGTCGTCTTCATCGTCATGCCTGATAATCCAGCACATTGCCGACCCACTCCCATCCTTGTTCATAATCCAGTGGCGACCAAACATTATTATCAATGAGGCTGCGGTAGATGCTCAAACCCCACGAGCAGACATTCCCGATCATATAAGGACTGGTGCTCAGTGCTATCCACGGCCTTGCATGAGCCGGGTCGTTGCTCCACACAAAGCCCCACTGTGCCGGGAGCATTTCCGGCTCCTGTTGATAAATGGTACTGTCATAGGGCTGCAAGAGCTTCACCACGCGCCGGGCAGAGGACATACACACAAATCCCGCTTCCCGGTCTTTCATGTTTTTCACCTTGACGGCCTCAATAAACAGCGGTATGCGTTGGGCTTCACCGTTCAGCTCAGTCCCGCTCATGTCCGGCGCGGCAAGCTGCAAAGCCTCTGCATCGGCCTTGCCCCTTGGGGCGGCTATGGCTCTGGCGGCGTTGAACTCCCGCTCAAGTACTCTTTCTTTCGCTGTGCTCATATGCTGTTCACCCCTTCGGCATAGCCGCTCTCATACCCGGCGGTGTAAGCCCCGTCCAGCTCATCCCAGACCGTAGGCTCAACATAGGGTGCGGGGATAGCCGCAATGTCCTCGGCTATCTCCTCCGCTGTGCGCTCTACCGGCTTGTCCAGCTCATCCAGCTTATACACGGGTATGCCGTGTTCTTCATAAAGCGGCGTGGGGAAGTAGTTGGACTGGCACAAGTTGTATTTGTCTCCCGTGCCCTCATCTATCAGCACCCATTGGCTGATATCCTCAATGTTGCTCATTGTGTACCCGCCCTCGCAACGGAGTATACGCCCCCGCTCATCGGGGAGGACGTATACTTTTGATGTGTATTCGTTCATTCTGCACCTCTTTATAATTCAGAGTTTAATTCGAGATTTTTGATGTATACTCCGACTCCCATTGTTGGGAATGTCCCTGCAGGCATATCGAGCCATATGCTTTCGCCGTCGCGCGATGTATATTTAGTTGGAGATATACTCTGACCACCCGGAAGGTTGACACCTGAACAACTAACGGCCGGCGGCACTCTCATATCATTGGCGTATATTCCGGTGTCGATCGCGTTTGGGTAAAAAACATTGCCTATAAACACGATGTATTTTCTGTAATGCCACCGGCATCTCGCCAACTGCTCACCATAATCCGGTATCTCATTGAGTACCCACTGACCGTTTTCTTGATGGGCAAGGGTCTGCTGTGAGCCGATTTCGAGCTTGACGGCAATAATGTAATCGTCAAGGTTCGCATATAATCCAAATATCTCATTAGGATAGCCAGTTGGGACAGTTTCCACGGAAAGCACTTCGCCGTCAAAAACAAATCTTTGGTCAACAGTCATATTTTCCAAAGTAATGGAAAAAAGTCCTCTGTTTTTCAAAAGAATAGATGCAGTCAATTTCTTTGCAACAAGGTCGGATTTGTTTTCATAAAATTGGCGAAGAAACGCCTTCGCATTTGATGCACTTAACCCATTTTCGGTCACAAGCAATGTTGCGCTTGTTCCAGTTGTTTTTTTCCACCGGTCAATTCCATATCCTGCTTCCGTATAGCTCGTTTGCCCCCGCTGATTAATCGGGAATTGCCCGCCGCCCTGCTGACTGCCGCCGCCGACAAAATACCAGTTGTCCAGAAGATTTCGGCCATAATTGTAATTGTTCTGCGTGATATCCTGATTGATGACCACGCCCGTGGGCTTCCATTCTTGCCCATCGAAAACTTTCAATACGCCGTTCATTCCTGCACCCCCTTTATGCCGTAAATCGCAATTGGAATTAGTCTTACGTCTTCCTGCCTCACTGTTGTTCCGCTGATTAAATAACCGCTGCGGAAAATCACACCGGCATCTGACGCTTCCGCCGCTCGGCAAGCAGTGTATAAGGCGTTTTGGAACACAAAATTGTTCGAGATATACGTCGGCGTTCCACTCTTGTTTGACCAGTGAATGCCTCCGCCGTTTTGCGTCTCAACAGCCACGCAGTCATATCCGCTCAAATCCAGTGCTATTGTCTGTTCGGCAAACTCACTTGTAGGACTTGCATTTTCCCAGAGCTTGATCATAGAGATTTTAGTGTTGATTTCTGCCCCAAGATTATTTGTTGCAGTTTGAAGCGCCGAATACACCCCGCCGGAGGTCACAAGGTTGTTGCTGCCCGAAGTCGGCGCATTGTCAACAGTGAACTCATTGTTTTCATCCGTGTCGAACCAGAAGTCGCCTGCGTCCGGTTCTGCCGGGGCATCAGCTTCAACCTTTGCCCTTGCGACAACGTCCTTCCATCCTGCATCTCCGTCAAGGTCTGAGAGCTTGGTCAGCACCTGCCCTGTTGTGCCATGCGGGGGAACACCAGACCCGCCGCTGGATGCACCAAGAGGGCCGTTGTTGACCCACTCGCTGTTGACAGCATCCCATACATAGATATCATAGGGCGCGGCCTCGCCTATACCATAGGCTGTTCCCTCTGTAGGCGCTGCCACAGTTCCGGCGGATATAGCCGTTTCAAGAGCCTCAAGAGAAACAAAATAGCCGCTTATTTTGAAGCCGTCGCCGGTGTCTCCGAAAACTATCGAGATAAAGCCGTTGGAGTTGAGTCCGACACATATGTACTCATAGGGCGCGGCTGTGGCCTGCATATCGAAGTAGTGCTGCCCGATGTTGGCCGCGGTGTTGCCCGTGGGTGGGCCGTTACCGGTAAGCAAAGGAAAACCAAAGTCTCTACCGGGCGTGGCAGCGGTCACGCCGCCGGTACCGTCACCAAAAAGTACACCGCTGGTGGCTCCCGCCTCCATGCCTGTCCGTATGCCGCTGTCGGCCTCCGCGCCGGTCATTGAAAGCCTGTAAAATTCAAGGTCTGCCATTATATGACCTCCTTAATAGTAGATAAGTATGCCGCCGGGAGCGCCGCGGCCACCCTTTGAGCCTGCGCCGCCAACGCCCACGTAGCCCACCGGGGATGACCCGCCGGAGAAGCCGGACGCGCCGGGAGCACCGCCACCGCCGCCGCCGTTGCCGCCATTGCCGCCTGTACCCACGAATTGAGCGTCAGTGCCGGGGATGGTGGCTGCTGCGCCCTCGCCACCAAAGCCGCCAATAACAGCTTGCCACTGGACATAACCATCCGTGCCGTTGCCGCCCTTTGCACCGGCAGCGGCCCCGCCGCCACCTCCGCCAAAGGCCCAGCCGAAGTAGCCGCCTTGAGAAGCGTTGTCGGAGCGTCCGCCCTTGCCGCCCTCCCACGTTTTTCCGTTGAGGGTCACAGGGTTGCCGTTTCCACCATAGGCCGCCAGCTCCTCGCCGGTGGGCGTATTGGAGGCAGACCTTGCACCAAGGCCGCCGGATGCCCCGGCAATGCCCTTTGAGCCGGACCGGGCGTAGAATTTGCCATCGATCAGGTTCAAAATGCCGCCGGGTACTACTGCGCCGTAGTAGGATGAATAATCGCCAAAGGTGGTTTCGCTGCCGTATGCGCCGGGGCTGTCGCTTTCGCCGCCCTCGCCCCCTGCGCCGCAGGAATAGTCGATGTAGTCAAGGTTGCTTACATCAATATCTACGGTCAGCACCTTGCCGCCGCTGCCGCCGTTGCCCGCTGCGCCGCCCGCTCCGGGGCTGTCCGGCCTACGCTGGGAGTCTGCACCCTTGCCGCCGCCATTGCCGCCCTGCCCGCCTTGGATAATCACCGCGCGTATAAAGGGGTTGTCCCGCTGCTTTATGGCAGGAGGAACAGGCCATGAACCAGAGCCGGTCAGCAGAACCACGTTTTGCATATTCATCATTACGCCGGGGGGTGTATAGCCCGTGACAATCTGACAATCGGCTTTTGTCAAACTGGTTGTGTTCCAGCGCATACGATGAATGAAGCCCTTGTTCAATTCATCATATGGGTTATAAAACTGGTATAGATTGCCGGGTTTTTCATCCTCCAAAACAATGGAGCTGGAAACGACCTTGCGCTGTGTATAAAAGTCATAGAGCCTATCCATTACGTTGGAGCTGTTGAGGGGATTTATTAAGGTTACATCGGTAACAGAAACGGTTTTTCGCACGGGTGTAATATCATTTCGGCGCGAAATGATGCGGCTTTGCACTTGGTAGGGAACGGCGGAAATAATGCCATTGCCCGTCACATACGCGCTCGTCTCGTTGGCATCCCGCACCGTCATCCCCGCTTCCGACACCTGAATTGTGTCGGGGTTTATGGGCGGGTCAAATGTGACAAGCGCCTCGCCCTCTATATGCGGGGCAGTCGTGTTGTTGTATACGTCCTCCCGCTCTGCGGTTTCGTCAAAGACATACGTGTATTCCGTCAACTCGACATCGGTCACAGGCTGCTCATAGGCCACATCACCGCCGATATAAATTCGGTCACGGGGGATTTCGGGCGGGTTATCGTTGGCCTTTAGGTAGGAAAACAAAATATCGCCGTTTGCGTCCATGGTCATGTTGACACAGTAGGCGAAAATCAATTGATGGAGGTTATCGCGCTTGCTCTCTGAGTATGGCAAAAGGCCGTGGACGGTAGTTGTGGCAACTTCGTCCTCAACCAAACAATTAGCTAAGCCGCCGGTTATAGGCGTTAGGCCGTTGGCGCTTGCACCTACAGTTCCGCCGATAAACTCCGTCAACACCTCCGCAAAGGTTTCTCCGGTGTAAACTCCGCCCCGGTGGGGCTGAACATCCAATATGCCGATAATGCTAATTGCGTTTATTTCCCATTGGTCTTTTGCGACACGTCGCACATAATCAACATACAGTTTTCGGGAAAGAACGCCGTTTACGTAGTGCCAGCACTCCGTGCCATATGGCGTATCTGCGGGATTGGCATTATAAAAACCACAGAGGACAAATCCGTCTGTGGTTTCTAATGCGTCATGATCAGTCGGCTGCAATGCCATTCTGGCGTAATATTTGTAGTGGGTAACGGGAGTAAAGCGGTCAATACTTAATTCGTTGGCCACAAGGTCTACGGTATAATCGCCGGAGGATGAGACAATCTCCGCGTTGGTAAAATAAAAAAGCGGCGAATTTACATCGCCGATGAAAATTTCGCTACGTATCATAGTTATCCCGCTCCTCGAATGTGACGACTATACCCTTGTTGTAGTCGCCGCCCACCAGACCTCCCACATACTGCATCGTTGAAACGGAACGTTTTGCCGAAATAGTCCTGTAGTCCCCAATGCGCGGCTCGAAGTATTCCATATCCACGTATGGCGCGGTATAGAGGGTTTTCAACAGATGTTCGGTCTGTTCGTCGGTGAGCGGCATACAGGGCAGGGTAATCACGGAATTTATGCGGATTTCGTCCACATATTCCACGCCGGACAGCATAACACCGCCGTTTTGGCCTATGATGGGTTTATAGCTTATATTGTGTGGTGTGTAGGGTAGAAAATAGGCGGTAAAGTCCTCGCCGTTGATTTTGAATGTTCTCATCGTTTAGCCCTCACGAACGCGCCGCCCCTGTCGCTTTCGATTTGTTTGTAGGTGTCGTATGTCTCGTATGCGATAGTCTTTCCGTCGATTTGTACGGAAATAGGTGCAACCACCCGGATTTCCTGCGGCATGGCCTGTGTTTGTCCCTGGGTGTATTCCTTATTCTCCGCAGCGGTCAAAATGCGCTCTCCTTTATGGAGGGAGGATATAAAGCCATCAAAGGGGACATAGTCCAGACCCTGGGCGTTATAACCGTCGGCGGTGCCGGAAGTCTGGCTGCTGTATTTGGTAATAACATTAATGTACTTGAAGGTATTGTCAGGTATTGAAGCTATTGCGTTTTGAACGGCTAATGCAATGTCTGAAGCATTATCCTCAAGGACAACCTGAAATGGTTCTTCGGTTGCCGTTTCTATCGTCTGGATCAGAGTCTCAAATGCACCGCTTGTTTCTGTGATCGTACCGGCGAGACTGTCCTGCGAGGTGGAAAGCTCCTCCATAAGGGTCTGTATTGACTCGATCGCTGCTGTGTCGCCCTCGCTGACCGCCTCGGCAAATGCCTGAAGATAACCCGCGCCGGATTTGCCAAGCTCCTGCATTTGAGCCGCCAGCTCGCCATACCCGGCGTCGGTCAAGGTCTCAAGGCTCTGCTGATATTGCCTGTTATAATCGATTTGGCTTTGGATATTTGCTGCCATGGTGTCAAGGCTGGCAGACTGTATCTGCTCCGCCTCCTGAAACGGTGCAAACCATCCGCTCACCTGAGCTTTTGCGCTCTCGTATGTGGTAACCAGATTTTGGACGGCGGCCTCAACCATAGCGATTTCCTGCAAATCAATCGCCTTGTAAACCTCTGAAAAAGCTTCAAAATCGAAGCCATATCCGCCAGTTTCTGCCTGCAGTTCCATAAACTCGGCATATCGCTCTTTTAGTCCATCAAGGTTTTCCGCCATGGACTCAACCGGGCCATCGAACAGCACCATATTACGCACAGACTCGCTATACTGCTCCGCTGCCTTTTTCGCGCCTTCCGCCGTGGCCATTATGCCCAGGCCTACCCAAGAAAGAGCGGTGCCGACGAGAGTGCCATAACTAAGTAGCTTGGACTCGTCGCCTAAGATGTCGCCAAAGGACGAAAAAAATCCCTCGCCGGCAATGTTTGAGAAGGAATTTTTCATACTCTCGGCAACATCCGATAAGCTGTCCTTTAGGCCTTCGGCCTCACCGACAATGTCCTTTGCTGCATCTTCTACGCCCTTTTTTGCCTCATCCCATTTGACGGAAATGCTTACCTGCAAATCCAAGAGGTTCATATGCTCACCGCCTCTCCCGTTACCGCCGCTATCACGCGGGCCGCTATTTCTTCTCCGCTTTCATTATGCTGCGGCTTTTTTTGTATTATGTCGCTGTAGCGGGCCGCCATGTATTCGTCACCCTCTCTTCTTGCGCTGTTCCTGCTTATCATTTTAAGACAGTCACTTACATAAAAACGGTATGCCTGCTCTTTGGCTTCTTTTTGAAGCCTTGAACTGACATACCGCATTATTGCCTTTGTGCTTAAACTTCCCCGGTATTCTCCTATGCAGAGGCAGAGGATTGCCTGGCATTCCCGCTCTGCGCAGAAATAAAAAAACCGCGGAATACCGGGTCTGTAAGAAGCTCACCGAGGCTTGTAAGCAGCTTTCTTGTGTCGAGTGTTTCGATGTACTCTCTATCTTCCACGCCCTCTATTGTCGCCATGATATGAATAATGTCTGCCTTATGCCTGCCGAGAAGTGCGGGATATGATTTCTGCAAACGTTTATAGGTGAACTTATACACGTCCTCACCTTCCGGCAGCTCCACCCGGTGGAAATAATCGGCGGCATCATCATCTGTGGCGATGTTTGCAATAGGCTCTATCAACTCACATATTACATCCAGCGCCCGCTCGCCCTTGATTTCGGAAAATTTCACGTTACTCCTCCTCAACGTTGGCAGCTGCGGCAGCTTCTTCCTGACCCTCCTGTACATATACCTCAACGGGGATCTTGGTCTGGTCATTCATTGTGTAATGGGCGGTAAACTCAAAGGGAAACTGTCCCTTGGCCTTGTCTGCACTTTTCCATTGGAAGCCACCTGTGGAAAGAGTGTTGAGCATGTGTATTGCAAGATATCCGCCGGCGGTTTCGCCGTTCTTGCTGGAATAATCTCCTACAAACCACAGGTCTGCAAAGTCTGTATCCAGAAGATTACTGCGGGGTGTTATCTTGTTGCCCTCCTTGTCTGCTGCGCTGAAGAGCCGCTTTACGCCGTCTGCCGTGACAGAAATACCGGTACCGGAAAGTATAACGGACATTTCCTGCAGCCTTTTCAGCTCTTTCATGTTTTTGGGGCAGTTGTCAATGTCTTCGCCGAAATCGGCATAAGTAGGCGTTGCGTGAAATGTCATTCCGCCGGTTGTTGCCCACAGTATTTTGGATATCAGCTCATCCCCTGTGCCGGGAGAGTCGGGATCGAACTCAGAGAGCAGCACACCTGCATTTACCTGCAGTTCTTCAAAAGCTGTCTCGGGAATCTTGGAAAATTTCATATTCTTCTCCTTGTCAGTTAAGTGTCAGGTACTCCACGTCCACATTGATCAGGCGCCGTTTGAGGTGCGGCGCGGTGTCGTCCTTTACCGCCTGAGCAAAGGGGCGTCCGCGCTTGATCCATATGGCACCGCCTTCACAGGGAATGGTCACGCCGCCCAGACCAATGTGCTCGGAGATTTGCTGTACCTTGGCATTGGGAATGGCTTCGCTTTCCGTGTAGTACCACAGATTTATCAGTATGTTGTTCTCGCCGTCTTCCCACGCGCCCAATGTCAGCTCGTAGGTTAAGTACGGCAATATTACGTCCGAAGGCACGGAGCTTGTCGTATAGGCTGTCAGGCCGAAGCTGCCCATAAAGCTGTGCAGTGCCGCGCCCTTGCTCATGCGTGCGCTCATTTTGGCACCTCCGGCAGCAGGTATTCTTCTGCTGTGACCTGCGTAAAGGAAAATCCTGCCCGCTCCGGGGTCTGGATGTCGTCGCCGTCGCTGGTTACACGGAAAATTTTGTCGTCAAAAAGCCTCTTGAATACGTCGTGATACTCAAGCACGGCGTTCTTTTCCGTTGTTACCGTGTACAGGCTGGTCACTCCCTGTTTGTCGGCAATTCTTGCTTCCATCGAGGAGTTGAACACTATCGCTGCCAGAAACTTGGCTCCTTCCACCCATTCGGTGTAAAAGCCACCCTCGCCGTCAGGCTGACGTTTTTTGTCCAGCAGCACGCAGTTGGTTTTATAGTCGTCTATCAGGCTCATATTTTCCTCCATTGCTTCAGCTCGCCGCGAAAAGCGTCTTTCCACGTGAGCACGGCTCCGTTTTTCCCTTCCGCTTTTGTGTAGCTGTAGCCGCCAAAGCTCTCGCTTTTATACGGAGAGGCAAGGGTTTTGGCATTTTCCGTTTCCCACGTTTCTATGTCTTCTGCCAGCTCCTGCACGGCTTTTGGTACCGCCAGCGCCCATATCTCACCGCTGAACACTTCGTCTGCCAGTACGTCAACGTTCTTTTGATGCAGGCCATCGTTTAACACGCTGCCCCGGATTCGGAAATACTGCCCGTTCAGCAAAAAGGGCAGCGCCAAAGCTCCGCCCTCTATGCTGTAGATATCTGCATGTATGCCGCCGGGCAGGGCAAACCAGTTATTGCAGTGCTTGAGTACTTTTTCCAGCGTTTCAAGCTTCATTTTGCCCCTCCTTATCCGGCCTGTTCGCTCTGTTTCCTCCGGCCTCGCTTTACTTCTCTTATAAGAGGTATACCGCGTCTATTGCTGTCGCTTGCAAGCTCGGCTATGCGCTCATCCGTGACATCTAAACCAACGCGGGGGAATACATCCCCCACGTTGTAAACGAAGCCATTGTCCTGCAAATCGTTAAACTTCACAATGACCCTATACATGATCATGCTCCCTGCTCATCATCGCCGCCAGCATCTTCGCCGCCAGCATCTTCGCCGCCAGCCGCGCCAAAGGTAATCTTAGCAATGCCGTCAAGATACTCCGCCCACAGAGCCATACCCATCAGAGCGTAGCTCTCACCGACGGCGGTGGAGTAATTGCCCTGTGCGTGGAAGCCGATCAGATTAGTTTCGCCCTGAGTGGTGTAGTTCAGACCCAACTTAGCAAACTCGCTGTCGGAGGGGTCAACATAGTACAGGTCGATATTCTCCACGGGAGTGGCGATAACCATACCGCGATCAATCTGAGTAGCAGGAAGCAGGAACAGGGTGGAGTAGCCGAGGAAGTCCTTTACATAGGTCAGTCCAAAACGGGTCTGAACGGTAATGTCGGCGGCACCGAGATAGTCATAAGCATCCAGAATGTTTGCGAAGCCGACAACGGCGGTCACATCTTTCTGAATGGTAGCAAACTTGTTCAGAACTTCGCCCTGCGCCTTTGCCAGCGCATCCTGCCAAGAGGTGGCAGTCTGGGTAAGAGTGCCGGTCTTGAGGAAAGTATAGAACTTTGCAAGCACAATGTTCTGCAGCTTGGTCAAGAAAGCATCATCGGACTTTTCAACAGCGATTTCAGCGCCGTACTTGTTCACATCCTCGATGGGGACGGCTTTGGCATACTTCTCGATGGTCAGGTCAGCCTTAGCCGCCTGAGTAATGGTTGCTTTGCTATAGGGAATGACTTCGCCCGGATCAACAGCACCGCTTTCCAGCGTAATATCAGCGGTGTAAGACACAAGGGAAGTGCCGGGGGTCTTGCGGATAGGGCGCATAATGCCCATGATGTTTCTCAGCGCTTCCCAGTTATCGCCGAAGCGAGTAACAAAGTCCACCTCACGGGCGGTAACGCTGGTATAGACGTTGGGGAGACTGTCACGGGGATTAGTCAGAGTTTCAACATAAGTAGCTGCCATTATAAGGCTCCTTTCAATTCAGTAATTCAGGATTGTCGGCGAGGGCTTTCTGACGCTCGGCAGTGGACATTACATATCGGCCCTTGTCGTCCTTTTTGTAAATGTCCTCGCGTGTCATTTTGCCGCCGCCTGTGTTTGCGGGCGGGTGAGGTACGGCCGCCCCTGTTGTGCTTGTGGTGACGATGTATTCGCCCCACTCCTCTTTGATGCCTTTTGCCAGTTCTTCGGCATTGGCGGCTTTGCCGTCTTTGTCCAGCTCAATGCTGTCGATCACATCGGCAGAGATCTTTACGATACGGTCAAAATACTTGTCCGCCACTTTCTGCTCCTGGAGCAGCCCCCGGAAAGCCGCAGTCTTTGCTGCCCGGCTCTCCTTTGCTGCCACATCAGCCTTGAGCTTATCGTGGTCGGCCTTTTCCTTTTCGTATTTCCCCTGCCAGTCGCCGCCGGCGGCTTTAAGGTCGTCCAATTCCTTCTGGACCTCCTTCAGTTTGTCAGCTGCTTTCTTATTGGCTGCGGCCTCGTTCTTCAGGCCCTCAACTGTTTCTGTGTGGGCGTCTATGATCTGATCGGCCTTATCCTCTTCGATGCCCATTGCTTTCAGCATTTTTCTTGTCAATGCCATGTCTATCGTCCTTTCTTCGGGGCTGTTCTTCGCCCATGATAGTGGTTTATAAAAACGGCTGTTCTTCGCCGGTTTTATCAGAAAATAGAAAAAGCCCGTATCTGCTTATGTGCCGCAGATACGGGCTGTATTAACATATTTTGGGGTTTTGCTCACGTTTTTTTGGCTTCTGCTTACGCTTTAGCCGTTTTTAAGTTCTTCCTCAAGGATGTTGCGATAGGTCTGTGCGTGGTCTTTCACGGCGGGGCGCAAATACGGCTGCGGCTCCTGACCTCGTGTGTGATGCCAGTTCCCTTCGCTGTCCTGATACACCCAAGGCGTAGGACGACCGCCGCCGCCCTCGGCGTATTTGCCGGTGCCAAGCTCTACATATGGGCCATATTCCATGTTTGTGCCAATATAAACAGCTTTCGCGGCCTCGTCAACCTTGTGTGTAATGCTGTTTTTTAATGCGCCGGTGTCAACCGGAACAAGATCATTTACGGCATAGCCTTCGGCCTGCTCGCCCATCCGTTCCAATGCGCGGAGAATAGCATCGTTAAATTTTTGCAGGACTTCTTCGGAGTTGTCGTCTATTATTGTTTCAATATCCATAATTTACCTCGAATGAAAAAGCACCGTGCATTGCTGCATAGTGCTTTAATTTCCCAGTATGTGTTTTTCAAACTTTCTTGGCAGCCGCACATTATACTTATCAACATAATGCGCAAGGTGATTGCACCACATATACTCACCGTCTGTAAGAACTAAAACTTCTGCAGGGATGACGGAGTTGTCAAAGACATCCCTGTTTCTTGACAGTTGCGCCAGGACAATCTCTCCGGTCTGTAAAAACTTCACGATTTTATCCTGTCCAACATAGCGGTTCTTCTCCATGCTATCTATCATTAGAGGATAATTCTTATTGGGTTTTAGTTCTGAAAAATTGATATAGGTCATTTTTTCACCCTCGGTTTGAAAAGCACCCAGCCATCACGGTTCCATTTTTCTTTAGCAGCCTTAATAAGCACTGCGGCCTCTTCTTCGTCGTCAGCCAATACCACATATCCCTGCTCAACGGAAAATATTTTCTTAGTCGGTGCCAGCACATCAACTCCGGTCAAATCCGCAAACTGTTGTGCTAATCCGTCCGCATACTTTCCTGACTCGCAAGAAAAAAGTCGAATCGGCTGCACAAATTTTACCCCGCCGGAAATAAGGCGATTATAAAACTGCTGTGCTGTCATTTCTTGCACGGTTTCTTCCGTGTCTGGGTCATTGAAGCTAAATAGATATGGGTCTGCGTGGCAGGCAATATCTTGAAAACCTGTGAGCGTTGGAACATTTTCCAGATTTTTATAAAACTGGTCCCTTACGCTCATATAGCGAATGGCATCTTTTGAACCAGATGCTATGCTATTTATGTTTATTATACTCCTTTTTGTTTTATTTGCAATATTTTTTAAGGCCGGCGGTGGAAAATCTTCGCCGGTTTTCCATTTATACCACTCCGGATAGGTCATTTCATTGATGAGCACCTTTTTCTTTAGGCTTCTGGTTTTTTCCTTGGCAGCTGCAAGGGCTTTCTGCAGGGCAAGGCGCTCAGACCGAAGCTTTTTCCTCTTCTCCGGGTCGTCTTCTGCCTTTTCGCGGGCTTTCAGGCTCTCCACCTTGTCCTCGATTCTGTCCTCCTCGGCTTTGGCCCTTTCCCATTCGGGATTCATCACGCGCATCTGCCGCGGTTCAGCCTCGATGCCCTCTTTTTCCACCGAGCGTTCAGCACAGCGGCAGTTGTAAAGATTTCCTGCGCTTGCCCCCATGCTGCCATCGCCGGGGAACATCAGCTTTTCGCCTCCCACGATATAGGGCTTATCATAATCCACCACCTGACCGTCGGCCGCAGCGTGGTTATATCTCGTCCGCAGGTCCTTGGTGGCCACCCAGCGCTTGCGCACCTTTATTCCCATTTCGGCAGCCTTCTCAAATGTTGCCTGCCTGCCGCCGTTCTGCGCCGCTGTGTATGCCGTTCTGGCTGTGCGGATAGCGGATGTACGGCTCATGGTCTCGATGCGCTTTTGAAGCTTATCGGCAATCGTGGGGATGCCGTCGCCCAGCAGAATGGAGCTTAATATCTGCGCTGTTATCTGCTCTCTGCCGTATGCCAGATCTATGCCCCGGTTCAATGCTCTTTTCGGCGGGTAATAAGGCATCAGATCCGGATCGCTTAAAACAATGCGCCGCACAGCTTCTTCGTTCCATACGGTAAAGCCAATGTTTCCATAGCTTTTCTCGATGTTGTAAGCGGCGTAGTTCCGGTTGAGGGTGTAAGCGCCCGGTGTGGTGTCATTTACATAGGCCACCGCCGTTTCGTTGGCCTTGCTGGCCCGCTCGGCCAGCTTATCCCGCAGATCTTCGTATCTTTTTCCCCGGCCTATCTGGGCGATGCGCCATAGTGTGTACTGCTTTTTTGTGATCTCGCCTTTTTCCAGCGCGTCTTTCATTGCCTCATCGCGCTTTATAAGCTGCTCAAAATACCGTTTTATGGTCCCGCTCATTTCTTTTGCGGCATCCTTGTAAAGCTTATTTATCCTGCGCTCAAGCTCCTCAAGGCCCTCGGCGCTTATCCTGTCTATTTCGTCCCATGACATGCTTTATTCCTCAATCGGTTCATCTTCGGGCAACATCTCTGCAAAGCGTTCTGAAGCCTGCTGTGCTTTCCTGTCCATAAGATCGTCCACTTCTTCCTGTGTGAGCCAGGGCAGCTTCCGGAGGATAAGCTCATCGTCCATGTACTGGGCCGCCAGCAGCACCATCTGGGTGCGCTCCAGCTCGTTGACGACGCGGCTTCGCTCAAAGCTGACGCTTGCTTCTATCCCCACGAGAGAAAAAAGCTGCTCAAGGAATTCAAGCACGCAGTATTCGTAGTTATCCACCTTGGTGTTCATCGGGTCGTAGGCCGCATCTATCTCTGTTGCGGTCTTATCTCCGCTGGTCAGCTGCCGCACATCGGTCACCTGTGCATCCTCGTAAAGATCCTCCTTCAGGATCTTCAGGTAGGCCGATCTGGCCTCGTAAGGAATTTCCACCGTGTGCGCCTCGGCGCTTTCTCCGGCTTCTCCGTCTACGGAAGCCGCGCCTACAGTCTTCATCCGGTGCCGGAATTGTACAAGGTCCTCGTCAGTCATTCCGCCGGCATTCTTTATCAGCCAGTAAATCACTGCCGCATCGTCCATGTCGTTGGCAAAGCCGCTCTTGATCAGGTCATAGCAGTCAATGGCCTCTTGCAGTCCCACAAGCTCGCTCTGCTTTTCCGGGTTGCCCCACAGCGGGATTATCGGCAATGCCGAATAGTTTTCGCCCACGGTGAGCAGCTGCTCGCCGGCGGCGGTGGAATGCACCGTCTCCTTGTAGGCTTTCCTTTCTTGTTTGAGCTTTATATCCTCGTCGGGGCGCTTGATGAATTCACTGTATCCGTTCTCCTCGAAGAGAACGATACGCAGCGGCTTTTTGTCGGCCAGCTGCCAGAAGTAAATTCCCGCTCTCAGTGCTCCGGTCTCTTCATCCATCAGCGGCACAAACTCCGTCAGCTTGTAGGTCTCCAGCTTATCGTGGTTCCAGAAACCGAAAGAGACGCCCTGTACAAGTGCGTCTCTGCCCAGCTTCTGCAGTTTTATGTCGAAATTCCGGCCCAGCTTTTCTTTTTCTCTGCTGTCCATTTTTGCGCCGTTGCCCAGAAGATACTGATTGATCTGGTTGACAAAGCGCTGAAAAAATGCGCTGCCCACCTTGTGGTTGGCTGAATAGTTGTCCGGCACCTTCTTCCCGCTCAGCGTCATGAGCGTCTTTCGGTACCGGCTTATGGTCACGTTGCGGCGCCTGGCGTATTCTTCCGCGTCCAATGCAGTCTGGTACTCCGCGCTGCTCTGGTGCTCCCTTATGGCTTTCAGCAGAAATTCGCCCCGCTCCTGTTCGGATTCTCCGACACTTATAAGATCCTGGTATGTAAGCATGTTGATGTCTCCTTATAGCAGCTCGTAGGGTATGTGATCCGCCCCTGGATTTCGGGCTTTGTTTTTCAGAATCGTGCTGCTGAAATATCGTATTTCGTCCATGGCGTGGTCGTTTTCCTTTATGACCACATCCTCGGCGCTCTTTTCGTTCCATCGGTACAGGCCGAATTCCCTTATGGCATTGACACAGCGCCGGTGTATCATCAGCTGCCCGCCCTGCAGGAAGGCCGCTGTCCGCCTTATGCCGTCCATTACGGAGTTGTCGGCTTTGCGTACCGGCAGCCGCCGCTTCCGAAGCGCCGTTATAAAGCTTGCGGCAGAAGGGTCAACCACGATCTGCTTTATCGGAAAATACTTCTTGTACAGCTTTTCCACCTCGTCGCAGTAATCTTCATCCGTCAGCTGCCGCCCGCTCCTGCGCCCGTCATAGTACCATTCGTCTATTCTCGCGGCCTTGCCGCCTGTCACGCCGTACACCCCTGCTGAAAAGGGGTTGAGCGTGCCGTAGTCCACGCTGATGTAATACTCGCTGTATCGCTTATCCTCATCGGTAATGTTCTTCTCTCCGAATTCGCTGTATACAAGCCCCTCGGCCACGACCCACAGTCCCTGAATATACCGCTGGTAGAAGACGCCGGTGTACAGCGCTTTGTATCTGGCCAGCGTTTTTTCGCTCAGTCCGGGGTTGTCCTCCAGTTCAAAGTGCAGATGCAGGGCGTTTTTATCTTCCGCCTGCTCTATCCATTCCGTGTTGAACCAGTGCTGCGGCGAATCCGGGTTGCAGGAAAACCAGAAGCGGCTGTCGTCCACGCTGCATCTGGCCAGCGCCTGCTCCACAAAGGAGCGAGGCTGCAGCGCCACCTCATCCAGCAGCACCCCTGCCAGAGTGCGACCCTGGATGAGCATGTAGCTGGCCTCGTCTTTCCCTCCGAAAACCTCAAACACGTTTTCCCGCTCACCGTTGGAGATTATCAATAGCTTGTCGGATCTTCTCCACCGTATCTTGTAGCGGTCTCTGGCATATTTCATCCCCATGTAGGGCTTGACGATGTTTTTTACTGCGCTGTCCACTGTCTTGCCGCACACTCCGAAAAGCTGCCCGTCGTATCGGCGCATGGCATCGTCCACGAAGGCCGTCATCATCAGTGACGTCTTGCCGGATCTGATCGACCCGTCGCATATCAGTGCATCATAGCCTGTGTACGGGAAGGCCAGTATCTTTCGTTGTTTATCAGACAGCGGCATCTTTCACCCGCTCCTGCTCCAGTTTTTCCGCTTCCTCGCGCAGAGCACGGCTCAACGCGTCTTCCTCCTGCTTCTGCCCCGGCCTCAGCGCGCCGATGGCTTCATAGCGCTTCATGAGCTCTTTGCCGGCAGCAAGGCGATCAGACAAAGCCGCATCAAGCCCGAACTGATCGTTTACCTCACCCCTCATGACTGCGGTGAAGAATGCCAGCGTTTCGTTTGCGTCAGCGACAACCCGGCTGTCCTGATCCTCAATGCGCGCCTTCATGTATTCCTTGATCTCTGGCCGCTTGAGTATCCTGTTGGCTGTCTGGGCTGCGCTGGCGGCAGAATACCCGGCATCGATGGCTGCCTGCGTCTGGTTCCAGCTTTTTATGTACTTGTCCACAAACAGCTTGTGCTGTCGGTTGATCTTTTTGCTCATTTGGTATCTCCATTCGCACGCGTATGCGAATATATGCCAAAGCTTAGCTTTTCTTTGCTTTTTCTTCTTCCAGTCTGGCCGCCAGAGCCTTGACCACTTCCACAAGGGAGTAAGTCTCAATTATCGGCTCCGGCTTTTCTCCCTGCCGGTGCTTTTTGACCTTGTATCTGGTGATGGGCCGCTTGTAGACGATGGAGTAAAATTTCTTCTCCTCGATCACTATCGGCACACCCATCGTGCCCAGTGCCGTCTGCAGCTTATCAACCGTCTTTCTCGGATTTTTCATTAGTGCGAGCCTCTTTTGACGGAGAGCAGGGCGGCGCCTGGCGAGGAAGTTGCGCCAGAGCTTTGCGAAGGCCGCCCTTTTACTCTCTGTTGAAAAAAATCAAATACCAAAGCCCCGCCGGGTCTCCCCGTCGAGGCTTTTTCACACTGCCATAATATCACATTCTTTACTGACATTCACTGACATCTTTAAAATGGCCCTCAGCCCTTGTGCCGTCTGGCCTCGCGCTGTTTTTGACCCTGTCATTTGCTTTCATTGACTAAAGTGCTGCGCTGTCTTTTTGCTGCGCTCTATCTGACTTCGGCTGATGCGTATCTTTTTCAGGGCCTCGCCATGCAGCCGGTATATGTGCCGCTCTGAAAAACTCAGCGCCTCCGCTATCTCGTGCCATTCCCGGATGTTTATGTACCGGTGGATCAGTACGCTGCGCTGATCCTGATCCGGAAGGCTGTTTATGGCCCGGAGTATCTCTCCCTTGATTGTCTTTAGCTCCTGGCTGCGGAAGCTTATCAGCTCCCTGCTGACGGGCACAGCGTCGAGCTTGTGGAAGTCCCCGCCGCCCATTACCACAGACCCGCTGTAGCTTGCCGTGGTGGATGTGGCTCTCTCCCACTTGTCGAGTCTCGCTTCTTCCAGCGCCTCCAGCTCGTACCTGCCCCGGCGGAGGCGGCTCAGCCAGATTTTCTTTTCTTCTACTGTGACCGTTTTGGCCATTGCTGCAAGCTCCCTTCCCGTTCCTGTCTGCCCCATGTAAGGACTGTACCAGCTGTCTGCGCTGTATATCATCGCTCGGACACCGCCTTTTCCAGCCTCCCCTTCACGGAAAGGCTGTCCTCTGCGCTCTCCCTGCGCTCGGGCCTCACCATGCAGCGCACAGGTTCCTGAAGGTCAAAAAGCCTGCCGCCGTTGTCCTGAAGTACCTGGTATATTCCCCGGCTCAGAACATTGCATACCCGCTCCTCCGTCTCAATGTCCAGTTCCATGTTGGAGCTTTCTATAATCCCGTGGAGTATCTCATGCCACAGAATGATGCAGCGCTTCTCGTGCCCGGTACCGTCGGTGGCGCTCAGCTCTATGCAGCAGTCATCAAAGCTGATGTGCCCGTAGGCTATCTGGTTCTCGGTTCGCAGATTCGATACGTAGCCTATCCGGTATTCTACGCCGCCTATGCGTATGCTTTCGGGTATCTTCATGCCCTTTTCCTTTCCCCGGCTCTGGGCCGGCCTGCTCTGGCTCGTCTGCGGTGTCTCTCCGCTTCCTCGCGGCTGACGCCTATTTCGTATTGCTGCACCTGCCCCGGTCTGCCCATGCAGCTGCCCTGGCAGGCTCCGTAATATTTGCCCCCTACGGGGCTTATCAGCCTTTCGGCCTCCTGCTTCGCCGCGCACGCGGGGCAGAAGCTCATGTACAGGCTCAATGTCCCCCTCCTTCCACATGCCGCTCCTCAGCGGCCTCTATCAGCTCCTTCATTCTTTCAAGGGCGTTCTCCGCCTGCACCAGCGCCGCCTCCACAGCCGCCCTGTATACCCGCAGCTCTCCAAGCAGGCTTGCGATCTCGTTGGTGTATGCCCTGTCCAGCAGGCCCAGCGCATCGGAATACCTGATGCCCTCCGCGCTCTGGTGGCCGTCGATCTCAATATCTATCCTCTGGCCCCGTGGCGTTATCCTGCTCATCATAAGCCCTGCAGCCTCCCTTCTTCGAGTCCTTCCGCGGCGCATAGCTTACCGCGTCTATAAAGCCGGTAAAGCTGCACAAAGCGCAATGTGCCGCCTTGCCGCTGCTTGGCTCATCACGCAGATAATAAAGCCGCTCCAGCTTCTCTCTGCATGTGCCGCATACTCTGGTGTGTACTCTCTCCATGGCTCTATCCTCCTTTACGGCCTCCCCGCTTGGGAGCCTTGGGTATTATTACCTGTCCGCCCCGTACTCTGGGCTTCTCCGTCAGAACGCAACGCATATAGCTGCCGATCTGTCGGCCTTCCTCGTCGTATGTAGGGATCTGTATGGTCTGGACAGCTCCGGCTGGCGCCTGGATCCCGTCCGCCTCACTCACTTCAACAGGCTCTGTGTATGTGGGTTTATCCATGTTCTTGGAACAGGCCCACTTCTTTTTGCCTGCGCCTATATCGTGCACGTTGGCCAGCAGGTAGGAGGCCAGCTCCGTCAGGTCTCCCCGTTCAAGAGTACGGATATGCAGCTGTCCTTCCGGCCACAGCCTGCGCAGCATGTCCAAAGGCAGCTCGTTTATCACGATGTGATGATGGAGCCGGGCAGGGCTCTGACGCTTGGGGGAGAAGTTTGCATTTATCAGCACCCGCTTGAGGGTGATGCCTTCCTTCTTGCAGGCGGCACCCAGCTTGCGCATGAGCTTGCTGCCATTCTCGCAAAGCTCCTCATAAGAGCCGGGCAGTCTTCCGTCGTCATACTTGAGAGTGACAAGATACCCGCCCTCTCCGAAATTGGCGTTGAAGATACGGCCGAGGCGGAGAGCTTCCTGTCTCTCATTGGCGGCTATCTTTTTGGCCGATGAAGCCCCTGCCCGGCGAATACCTCTTTGCTTTTTGGCTCCGTTCCGGACAGGCAGATATGATCTGCGTGTCTCGAGAACTGTGCCAGAGATGATATGATATTCCATCAGCTTTCTCCCCATGGTTTTCTTCCTTATCTTTTCTTGTCTGTATGTTAGACGAATAAAAGTCAGCCCAGAAACGCGCACGCGCGCGTTTCCGTTTTTCTCCCCCCTCTCATCAAGGCTCCCTTGTGTAATACCCGCAGGGCACTTAGGGAGCTGTCGGCGTAGCCGACTGAGGGATTGCTAATTTAAAAAGGTCCAATGAGTACGCTCACATCAGCGGCCAGTCTCCTGACCGCTCATGTGGGAGTATTCACTCCCGTGTAAAATTGCTGTTATCTGCCAGTTCTTTCCTGATGCACTCAAGGCTGAATACTATACTCTCCAGATGGCACTGCAGCCAGTGCACCGCTGCTTCGTATGCTGTGGCGGCATCCTGATAATCCGCCTCAGAAAACACTTGCTTTGCCGCAACGTGAATTTTCCTCCCGCCTTCTCGGCGGAGGTATATGCCTGCCTCAAGCTCAACCAGCCCGTCTCTCTTGCTTGCTATCCGTGGTGTCACGAAGGCCGTGAACGGCCCGTTGTCGGAACTGATGCTGAGATATCTCAACTCTGTCTGGCTTACCACTTGATGACCTTCACCTCCCCGCTCTCCCGGTGGACTATCTCCACTTCCTTGGGTGTGTCCTTGCAGATGAGCCATGCCCTGTGGTCAAGCCCCACACTCTGCAAAAGCTTTGCCTGCCTGACATTGGGCTTCTTCCCATTCTTCATCTCCACACCTCCGCCATCCATTCCTGATACGGTTCCTCTTCGTCCCATGCGCTGAACAATCGCCTCGTAGTGACCGGCCTCCCGGACGGTCCGCATCTCCACGTCTCAACAACGCACAGCCAAAGGTTCCACGCTGCGGCGTACACTATGTATATCAGCCCCAGCATGCACAGCCCCACGGCCACCAGCTGCCACTCGCTCAACGCCGCCAGCCAGTCCGCCAGCGCACCCCAGTGCGCCATCACATATTCGCACAGCTTGTCTCCCACGTTTATTCCTCCTCTTGGCTCGGCAATAAAGAGAATTTCTTCGCTCGCAAACGATCCGTAAAGTCTACTATGGGGACACTCTTGTAAAGCCCGATTGCAATCCCAGGCTCCCGTGTTTCCACAATGGGCAGACCGTACAGCATCAGCTTGCCAGTGGCGAAACCTTGCATATTAGCAGCGCCGAAATTCATCAACATTCTGATCGCTTCACGGCTCAAGGCTATTTTTTCGGGACGCTCTCCGTGTACGGCCTCGTACACTGCAAGGCCGTACTGAAGTGAATAGTTTAGATTCTCTGTGGTACTCGTTTCTGCGCTCATATTTGTCCCTCCAATAGTTCCGGGGTATCGTGGATGTTGCTAAAAATTTCAAGGGCGAAGGCGTTAATCTCATTGAAATTTGTTGTCCAGTTTGTTCCGTCAAGGCCTCTCGTGTAAAACATAGCATCTTCATCATGCCACTCGATAACAACTAAATCGTCACCATATATTGCTGTATCCCCCTCGAAAATCTTCTTGCCGTTCTTGTCATTCAACCCAGTGTACTGACCGACACTGTCAGCGTGCACATCGAACCAAAAGCCACTAAAAGGTGCATCAAGCTTGATGATGCTGGGCTTGTCTATCACAGGCCAAAACGGGAGTGTCGCAGCTTTAGGGCAATATGCGCCCTCTACCCACTCGCCGTTATCAAGGCGCTTTCCGCGAAATAGTATTGGCCTCATGTTTCCTCCAAATCCATCTTGCACCCGCAGTTGGGGCAGTAGTTTCTCACTTTCTCTGTTGACTTGCAGGAAGAACAATCGCCAACTTTCACCCTGCCGTCTCCGGTTGTAAGCATCCTGATATGCTCCCACCGCCCATGCTTCACAGGCGCATACTCGATAGGTTCAGGACGTTCCCACACAACATTGCGGTCATAGTCCATCACTTTCAGGACAACACCGAAAATCTTGGGAGAGCAAAAAGCAAAGTCCCTGTCATGGTCTTTATATACCGTGTGTACAATCGGCCTATCTCCGGTCTGGATAATCTGCTTTAGACATCCGCTTATGCCGCCCAAAGCTATGTCGCACCATACGACATCAAAGACATTGGGCTTTTCGTCCCGGTCAACAACAGCAATACCGCCATTCGGAATGCCTATACCCTCAAGGCAATCGCCGGTAATGCGTATTTCTTCGATCATATTTATCCCTCCGCAGCCCGCTGCGTCTCTGCCGCCAGCTTTATATATAGCTCCGCACAGGCGGCGGCAGAGCGGTTAAGATCCTGCAGCATTACGTCTGCCGCTTCATCGTCTCCGTCCTTCAAGCCCTTCCAGACTTCCTTGAGCTTTTTGCTCAGCTCACCGGCCGCTGCTCCTGCGTTATCGAGAGCCTTGTTGATGTAGCCGTAGCTGTCCATCAGGCTCAGCACTTCGCCCCTTGCATTCCCGATCCTTTCCTGCGCGGCTTCTTTTGCCATACTTACAGTTTTCTCTGCACTAAACATCAGCTTCCTCCTTTATCATTTCAGTCCCGCAGTGCGGGCAGAATGCTGTTTTTTGCAGTGTTGGTAGTGGTCCTCCACAAATGCTGCAAACAGTAAAGGTGATCTTCCTTCCGTCACCGCAGACCGTGTTATCCCGAACTTCGGTAACTTCCTGCCAACAACCACGCCTGATATCTTGTTTCTGGTTTTCAGGCCCCATGAGGCAGTATGTAACCTCGCCCTTTTCATCTTTGTCTTTGACTATTTTGCTGCCGGTAGCTTTGCAGTAAAGCCTAACCAGAGCAAGCGCTGCCATAGCCGTCTCCTTTTCAACGATTAGGCTTGCTTTTACGCCAACCTGAATTTGGCTTATTTCTTTCATTCGTTGTTCCTCCATGTGTATCCAATAGCACCAATATTGTTGACTAAATTGGCGCACTGCTGCTGGGTGAAAATCTGGCTCTGAAGTGTAGCTATGCCGTAATTTAGCTGTTCGTATTGGGCGCGAATGCTCTGATTGATTTGGCTGTAGGGGTTAAAGTCGTAATACGGAGAATAGCAAAGGCGCGCATTACCCGGTCGGTACGGAGTGTAAACAGTACCGGAAATTCCCGCCCCGCCAGCTTCGGTGTAATAGCCAGTCTCTGCCTTTACTATGGCCTTGCTTTTCTCGTCGTGCCCACAGGCAAGGCACTTTGTGTGCCCGTCCGGCAAATAGCACCCGCACTCCTCGCAGCACCTCACGCTGCGCCCTCCATTGCCCTGATAATTGCCTCGGCCGCAGAAACGGCAGCGGCACGAAGTCCGGCGGCAGTATTGCCGCCCACCTTGCGGATGATGTCCTTCATCAGCTCCACTCTGCCCATAATGTCGTCGAGATGTACCTGAAACTCCGTCAGCTCCGGCGCGGCAAGCTTCAGCTGCTTCTCCAGCTCGGCGGCCCTGGCCTCTGCCTCCGCAGCGGCCGCACCAAACTGAGCGCGCAGCTTCTCCATTACTTCCTCCGGGATCTCCGGGTTATCCCGCAGCTCCTGAAGGTCGCGCCGCGCCCCCTCAGCATCCTGCCGGGCAGCGTCGAGCTGCTTCTCCAGCTCCTTCACGGATTTCTCCGCCGACTTCCGCGCCTTCTCGGCTGCGGCCTTGTCCTTTTCCGCCTGCTTGTTGGCGCTCTCCGCCTCGGAAAGAAGACCAGCGTAGTCATTTACAGCTGCCGCCACAGCCCGCTCCTGCTGTACCTTTGCATTGGAGAGCTGCTCCAACAGCCGGTGCTGCTCAGACTCCGCTCTGGCAGCCCGCTCCTCGGCCTCTTTCTTTTCCTTGATGAGCTGCTCCAGCTCTCTTGTGGAAAGCTCCTCCACATGGTGCTCCTCCACAAATTCCTCCCGCTCCTCGGCGGGTACCTGCAGCAGGGCAACGGCCTTGGAGTAAGTCAAATTCCCAAGCGTTTGGGATTTTGCCTCCCCGAAAAGCGAGGCCTGATCCGCCCCGTACTCCCGGAAAATGTTCATCATGTTGTTGGCTGTGCTCTGGGAAAATTCCGCCTCATCACGCAGCCATGCGCCCCACTCCCCGTGGGGAAGAAGCTCCTTCGCCTCCACCAGACGGCGGCCCAGCTCTATGTAGCTGTTCAGAAGGAGATAGCCCACGCTCTGCTTGATGGTGCGGATTTCCGCCGTGATGGAGTTGATGTCCCGGTATGTTGCTATAACTTCGCTCATGCTGCTTTTGTTTTCCTCCTTTTCTTTTTCTCTGTTTCGGATTGACTTTGATTCTTTCGCTGTTCGATATGCCAGGGCTGAAGAACTTCCCGCTCCCAACGAACAACAAAGGCCTCGACCTCCTGCGGTATCTTCAGTCTCTTGCCATGAGCCCATTCGTTGCCGTAGCCATGCAACTGTATTCGTTTGGGTAGCTCTCCGCTGAGATTTTCGTTGAGGGTAAAATAACTTCGCAATGGTGTGCGATACTTTCGCACGAAAAACACCGGTGAACCGTTGCAGTGCTTGTCGCCGTAACCACCTACGCAATGTCGGAGCTTGTTCCCTTCTTCGACAAGTTCCTTGTTGCTTGCGGGAACAACGATGCGGTAAACGCCATCCGTCCACTCCAACGGAGCATATAACTGTTTGATTTCCTTGAATTTAATCGACAGCTCATCTTTCCTGTCTATTTCAATGCTCGTTGCCAGTCTGTCGTGCGCGGCGCGCAGATCGGGCGGCCACAGGAGTATGTTGTCCGGGGCTGCCTCTGCGCACTGGATGTCCAGCATCTCCCGGTAGTCAATAAAGGTTTGGGCCCGGGTGTGCAGCGGAAGGCTCTCCTGCTTATCCAGATACCTCATCACCTTGTACAGGTCGAATTCTTCCCAGCCGTCAATCTCCATTCCCTGTAAAAGCTGAACGTCCTGTAGGCCGTGCCTTATTGTCCAGTCCTGAAAAACTATTGCGCTGGCTCTTGCGCCGTAGAGACGTTCAAAGTCCATCCACGCCGTCACTGCCCTCTCGTTCCAATGGTATGCCGCTGCCATCTGAAACTCCTGCTTGCCCATGCGCAGCATCCGATTGGGCTTGCGTTCCTCCCAATCTACGTCCTCGATATCGCAACTGAGTGCACGGCCGCCGTATTGGAGCGCGGAGTAAACCCTGCTGCCGACTGCGTCGGATATAAAACTGGTCCATCCTGCCTTCACAAGATTTTCCACATTCGGGTGAGCCTTCCAGAGTCCAAGATATACTGCGGGATACTCCCCGCCTGCTTTAACGTATTCTGCAAGTCCGGTTTTTTCCCCTGTGCTCCCGCTCAGGTCTGGCACTACGTCATACCAGTAAGCACCTACCGTATTGCGTGCTGGACCTGAGCCCCACGAATAAAACTTCATCTGCTCAGGATCATCGAAGTTGCGGTGCTCCCATTTATCCGTGGGTTTCTCGCAAAATTCTCTCAATTTGCTGTGAGAAAAGCGCCAGCGGTTGCCGCGCGCGTCCAGAACCACTGCCATACGGGGTCGGATGCTTACATCCTCGATTCCGTACTCATCAAGCCGCCGCCGCATAAGCCAGTACACGAGGGCCGTGTACTCCCCCGCAGGACCTATCCTTTCAACCGAAGCAATCTGCGCAGCATACGTCCTTCCATTTCTCAGTTTTCCGCTGTGAATGAGCCTCGTCTCCTTGTTGCACCATGGGCAAGGAAACCTTTCTTCTTCCGCCCATATCTGCACATCGTCCATGCCAGCCTCGCACCATCCGTCGTATGTTGCTCCGTCTTCGCCGGTCAGCACAAATATGGCGTACTCCCGGCCCGCGCTCCCGCCCCAGCCGGTAAAAAAATCCTCGCCGCATGCAGTGCAGTGGCAGCTGGCAGCCCAGACCTTGCGGGTTGCTTTGGCTCTTCGTTCCCGATCTTCCGGGCCCATTAGTATTCCAATTTCTGGCGCGACCTCCACTCTTTCCCTTTGGAAAATCGTAAAGTCCCCGCCCAGATCTTCCCATGCAATTCTACGTGCCCACCTTGTCAGGGGCTCCGCTGCTGTTTCCGGCAGAAGGCTGCAAATCATTTTTTTATCCATGCGGCATCCTCACAGAAAGTCCGAAAGATTCAGCCTCTGCCCGTTTTTTTGCGGTACGGCTGTCGGCTCTGCAGGACAACGGCTCGTTTCTTCCAGCCCGTAAAACTCGCGGATGATTTTCTCTGCCTCTGCTGGACTCACGCATACGCAGTTGCCTTTGTTCTTTTTGTGCTGCTCGTCGGCGTAGGCCTTCAGCTTTTTTTCGCATTCCTCAAGGCTCATTGATTTATGATCTAAATCAATGTCCACCAGCTCTTCGCTGTGAGGTTCTGCTCTGCAAATATTCTTCAGCTGCTCGCCAATCATCCAGGCGGGGCTGTGTTCCTTGCCCTTCTGTTGGGCTTCAATCTTTTCTATTGCTCCCATCTCATCTTCCTTTCCTTCACACCACGCCGGGCGCAGTATCGCCGGCGTCTCTATCTCCGCCGGGAAGGGATTGCCCACTACCCGGCCAAACCACTTGCCCCGCAGCACGTTCATGCAGCGGCACACCTTCATGTTTTTCGGCCAGAGTTCTACTGCGATACAGGCGCAGCCCGTGCAAGTTGCCACGCAAGCCCCTCCCGTCTTATCCAGTCCTCGACCGTCCGTTCCTTGCAGCCCAGTTCCTCCGCTATCAGCCGGGGCGTGGCTCCGGCCTCCAGCAGCTCTTTACCCCGCAGCCAGTCAATACCCGGCCGGGCAAGGCCCTCTCTGTGCTTCCACGCGGTAACGGCGTTTACACTGCAGCCCAGAGCCGCCGCTATGGCGACGCTGGTGCTGCCCTCGGAAAGCATGTGCCGGGCCAGTTCCCAGTCAAAGCAGCTTTTGCGTTTATTCTTTGGGTTGGAAAGCCCTTCTCTGCTTCGCCACATATGCACCGCGCTCTCGCTGCAGCCCAAGGCCTTCGCTATGGCTGAGGCGCTGGCACCTTCCTCGTGAAGATCTCTGGCCTTGGCCCAGTCATACTCCGGCTTGTGCCGGGGCGCCTTGGGCTTGGCGTGGGGTATGCTGCCCGGTAAAACCACGCTGTCCACCTTTACCTTCGCCCGGGGCCCCGGCTCGAAAAACATGCAGTTGCGCGGATCCAGAAGCCGCCGCGTCTCCTCTGTAGGGTGGTCTACTCCACACATTTCGTACACCTGTATGGTGCGGGTGCGGTTATGGTGGTATGCGTAGTTGCACTCTGTATCCCTGAGCCTCTTGCCCGTGGCATAGGCGCACCTTGCGCACTTTTTCTTTGCCATTTTTTCCTCTCTCTTTCCGTGTGTCTCGTAGGGGCGGATATTATCCGCCCGCTCACTGGCACATTTTCTTTGCCAGCACCAGGGCATCAATGCCCTTCTTCGGGTCTATCTGGTAACACCTCTGCACCGTCCGCCGGTCCCGGCCCTCGAACCGCGCCACCTCTGACACGCTCAAGCGCCGCCGTCCTCCGGTAAACTTCAGTATGTCCTCCATCAGATCCCGGCAGAACTCAGGTTCCTTCGGCATGGCTTTTCTCCCCGGCGCGCCGCCTTTCCCGCTCCCTGTCCTCTTCCACGATTTCCACATATACCCGGTAGAAAAAGGGAGCCAGCATCCCCTTGAAGATATCCTTCCAAGCTTCCAGCTCTTTCTGATAAAAAAACTCTATCCGGTCTGCTATCCTCCCGGCCATATTGTTGGTGGGGTCTATGAAGGTATAGTCCTTTTCCAGAAGCTCCTTTATCTGTTGGCGCCTGTTGTCCCGCTCCTTCAGAGCGAGCATCGCTTCTCCAAAAAGCGCTCCGGTCCGAAATGCTTGGGCCTGCCTGTCCTGCTCTCCGCTGCAGTGTCCGCCGCGGCCTCCCGCGCCGGGAGCTGTGCCGTAGGGGAGGCTGAATCCCTCGCAAGCCTCCGGCTTCAGCCGTTCCGCGGCTTCCTCTGCCGTTTTGGGGTAGTCTGCGAAAATGGGCTGATTTCCCGCAATCTCTTTCCATCTGACCGCCGCGTCGAGGGAGATAGGCGTGCCCCCGAAAATCGGCCCCGGTATTCTGAGCTTCTCCTCCAGCTCCTTTTCAGTGAAAGGCAGAGGCTCGACCTGTACTCTCTCGAATTCTTTCTTCCTGGCTTCAAACTCGGCAAAGCGCGCGTCCAATACCTGATCTTCCAATATTTTGGCCTTGAGCTGCGCCGCTATTTCGTCTATGCTTACTTCTTTGGTCCAGTCCATTTTCATCTCTCCTTCCGTGTTTCTTTCTTGGTGGCAGCCGCCGGAATTGCACCGACCCAGAGTGCCGTGCCTAAAGGCTCCCTTGTGTAATACCCGCAGGGCACTTAGGGAGCTGTCAGCCGTCAGGCTGACTGAGGGATTGACTCTCTTGCCCTATCGCCGCCGTGTCTGCTCCCTCAGTCCTCTGAGGGAGCGTTTGCCTGCGCCTGTGCCGCCAGCGCCATGCCGGTGGCCACGTCGCTGAGCCTCTGCAGCATGCCGCTTCTCATGTCCTCCGGCATCTGCTCGATTTTGCCGCCAATGCTCTCAAGCACGTTTTTCTCTTTCTCGCTCATTTTCTTCACCTCCGTGTAATGTTGAAAAAATTTGACAAATCAAACCCGGATTTTATATACTGCTCTTACCTTGTATAAAGGAGCTGATGCTGCCTATGAAGGCACTTATGCGTCTCACTGCTCAAATGCTGGTACATAAAATCCGGGAATAATGTCGTCCGTATGGCTCACGGGCGGCATTATTTTTTTACGTTGACCGAAGCGGGATTTTTTGTTACTATCTCATCAGCCTTTGAGGCAAGCGGAAAGGAGTTGGTCGCGTTGGCCAAGTTTTTGAGTTTGCCAGCCTCCCTGCCCGGGTTCATTACCCAGGCGCTTGAAGCGAAGGGCTGTACAAAGCGGGTCCCGCGCCGCTGAAGAGATAGCACAGCAAGCCTTTTTGTGCAGCCGTAATGCAGTTCCAGTGCATCACGTTATAACTTAGGGAGGTAACGGCTTGCTGAAAGGGAGTAAGAGTCGGGGAATGGGTCCCGCTGCCACCGCACGGCAGTGGGGCCCGTTTGCTTCTCCCGCTCCGGTCTGTGACTTGATTTTTATCTCAAGTCACTTGAAATATAACACAAGTGACTTGAATTGTCAACCTCATTTTTTCAAGTGACTTGATTATTTTTCTTGACTTATTAAAGCAACTGTGTTATTTTCAAGTCGTAGGGGCGGATACCACCGCCCAAAGGCTCCCCTTTTAAGGGGAGCTGTCACGGCTCCGCCGTGACTGAGAGGTAAAAAAGAAAGGAGATGGAAACTTATTGTCTACAATTAACCAGCGCATTGCCCAGGTAGTCGAACACAGCGGCCTCACTAAAACGGCATTTGCGGAGCGAATCGGTGTGTCTGCTTCATTTGTTTCTCTTATTTGCAAAGGCGGGTCTAATGTGAGCGACCGAACACTCAACGACATCTGCCGGGAGTTCTCCGTGGATCCTCTCTGGCTTCGCACCGGCGAGGGCGAGATGATCCGCCCCATGTCCCGTGAGCTTCAGATCCACGCCTATCTTACCGAGCTGATGGGCGGCTCCCGCACAGCGGCGGAGGAGGCCTTTATCTCCACCATGGCGCGCCTGCCCTCTCAGTTCTGGCCCATGGTAGAGCAGGCTCTGGACACCCTTCTTGAGGAATACTCCAAATCAAAAAAGGACAAGGAATAATTTCCTTGTCCTTTTAATTTTTTATAAACTCATGTCAAATAATATTGACATGAGTTTTCATTTGTGATATTTATTAGCCAACAGGCATATAATGTCTGTGCACGATGAATGATTTCGTTCGTCTGCGTTCCCAAGCGGAAAGCCCGTGCCGTAAGTCGGGACTTAAAAAAGGAGATGGCCCCTTGTCCGTCTCCTTTTCTTGTTCGGGAGAGATATGGAAGAGCTGAGAATTTACAGGGTAGAGGTGTTGAAGAAATGAAAAAAATAATTTCCATGGTATTATTTATGACCTTATTGTTTTCTTTCTGCCCCGCATATGCCGAGGTTCAAATAGGGCAGGGACAAATGGCAAGCACGGATATGGCACAAACCGAAAATAGTGAGCCTGCTATAGCAAACCAAACTGCTAATCTCATAGAAATATTTAATGATGAAAATTGCACTATATATTTCTACAAGGTAGAAGAAGAAAAAAACAGAATGAATGTTTATTTTCGCGTTAACAATAAAACCGGGCGAACACTGACCTTCCAGTCTAATTGCATTTCTATCAACGGCGAAAGTACAAATAACATTATAATGAGTGATGAAATATCTCCTAATAGTAACGGCACTATTAGTATGAGTTTAAAAAATTACGATAAAGAATACTTTGATTTTAAAAATATTTCTTCCCTAAGTTGCAACTTTAAAATCCTCGATTTTAACGACACCAACTTTTACGATGGGAAAAGTAGTTACTCTGTCACAATAGACACCGTACAAATCCCGTGTGAAAATGATCCGATAACTTCTGGTGTTGATGGTATTCAGTTTTACGATGATGAAAGAATTTCTATTGCCTACTTAAACACGGAACAGGATGATGAGGATATACAGGTCTACTTTAGGGTCACAAACAAAACCTCTGATGTATTGACGATCCAATGTAAATCACTTGGACTTAATGGCGAAGCAGTATCTAATATAATAGCCAGTGAGGCAGTTGCACCGCATTCAACTGGTAATGTTTCTGTGAAATGCAAGGTTGACTTAAATTTCGTAGATATAGAAAATATTACATCGCTGACAGGTTCTCTGCGAATTATTGCCTTTGATAATCCGGAATTATATAACGGCAAAAACAGTTATGACATAATATTCTAATGAACAAGAAGCCGCCGGCTCTCGCCGACGGCTTCTTGCTTTTTACAAAAGGGGATAGAAAAGATAGAGACGAAAAAAAGGCGTTCCATAGGAGTACACTTGCATTGTATCTTATCTTTGTGTGAGCTTCAATGGGGCCGCGCACGTTATTTTATAACGCTGTCGGCCCACAGCAGTATGATGCTCAGTTCTCTTTCTCCCGCTCTGTCTATCTTATCGTGGAGATATTTTCTGGCTTTTTCCACTTTATTTCTCCTTTTTTCTTTACTTTCAGCTTTCTTTATGATATTGTGAATTTAATTTTATTACTGCAAAATGTCCTTTTCCTTGCGCCTGCATCTGAGCATGGCCTTGCGTCTGGGGCAGCAGCCGTAGCAGGGGCAGAGTATGCAGCAGCTCTGATAGCCGTTCACCGCCTGTCGGTGCCGGTCTCCGCTGTCCTGTCTCAGCATCTTTCTCCCTCCCTGCTCATGTGCTCGAGCGGCCTTGTATCAGGAGGCACACCCAAAAGCCCCAAAGGGCTGTCTATACGCTCGTTAATAGTATGCGGCTTATTCAATTTCTTTTCCATGGGCGCAACATCCTTTCATTATTTTCGTGCAAATATCTTAACGGTTTATTATTATCGTAACGGCGGGGGCCGTCACCACAACAGTCTCCCCGCCGAACCACTTGGGTTGAGCATATAGTAGCAGACACTGTTATATCAATCAATCTTCAAATTCTTTTCAAAGATTGACAGTTCTTTTCTTTTTTGCTCAGCCCTGAAATTTAAAGGGGGAACACTATGCAGTCAGAGAAAAGGAAAGAACTCACCAAGCAAATTGTTATCCGTCTCAAAGAAGTTATTCAGGATATGAGCGACGCAGAGGTCATGCAGAAAATGGCCGAGGCCGGGGAACAGACATCCATCGCCACTATCCGCCGCATCCGTGCCGCAGGCTCTGAAGACTCTGGGTTTAATTACAATCTCACTGTCAAGCCCTTTGCCCGAGTGTTTCTTGAGCTCAGCTCCAAGCCTATCGACGTTGAGTCTCTTACCACCGAGGAAGAGAAGGACCGCGCCACCCTGGATAATACCATTCAGATGAAGAACCTTGAGATCGACGGCTTGCAGACCGAGCTTGCCACCAGTCGGCGATCTATCGAGTTTCTTAAGGAGCAAGTTGCAATTAAGGACAAGCAGCTGGATGACCGCAAGGATTTTGTTCTTCGTCTCGAAAAAGAAAAGAACGCCCTTCGCCGGGAGAACAATATGAAAACTCTTTTGATTTTCGTTGTGCTCATTCTTGCTCTGGTCTTCTCTGCTACCGATTCGCTCTGGGCCCTGTTCTGAGGGATAGCCTATGCACCAGAGAAAAGATGGAAGATGGGAAGATACCGTTACAATTAACGGTAAGCGTAAGCACTTCTATGGAGTTACCAAGGCCGAGGTAAAGCGGAAGATCGCCGCCTATACCGAGGAGGCGGAGAAGGGCAAGCCCTTTCGCCTCATGGCCGACGAGTGGGACACAGCTCACCGGCTACAGGTCACGCCCAATGCCCACGGCACATACCTTGCCCCGCTCCGCAGAGCAGTGGAATTTTTCGGTGATACTCCGGCCTCGGAAATCACCGCCGCTCAGGTCTCCGCATTCATCCGGAAGATGGCAGACCAGGGCTTTTCTCGCCGCTCTGTGCAGCTGCACCGGGATATGCTCAATATGATTTTCAATCATTGCATTGCCCAGCCCGGCAGCTCCATCAAGTATAATCCGGTCTCTGCCGTGAAGCTGCCCAAGGGTCTGCCGGCTGCCCGCCGGGAGCCACCGGAGGATGAGCAGCTTATCAACATTGTTCCCTCGGCAGATGATCCCATGTCTCTCTTCGCCTGGTTCCTGCTTTACACCGGCCTGCGCCGGGCAGAGCTGCTGGCTCTCCGCTGGGATGACATAGACAGAGAGGATGCCCTTATCCATATCCGCCGCGAGATAGTCTATGAGAGCAACCAACCCATAGTGGTAGACCGCACTAAGACTCCCGCCGGCGTCCGCGACGTGGATCTTCTGGACAAGCTTGCCGCTGTTCTTCCCGATGGTGGCAGCGGTTACATCTTCGGCGGAGATAAGCCCCTGAGCAAGACGCAGTTCCGGAAAGAGTGGGGGAAGTATTGCACGTCTATCGGGCAGGGTGAGCAGGTCAAGGAGAAGAAAACCAAGGCTGACGGCAGCACATACTGGAACGTGGACTATAAAGCCTACATGACGCCGCATCAATTCCGCCACGCCTACGCCTCAATGCTGGACGATGCCGGTATAGATGAGATGGCCGCCAAGACCATGCTCGGCCACAAATCCATAGTCACTACCAAGGATGTGTATACCCATATCCGAAAGAACAAAAGAGAGCGCGCCGCCGCTGCTCTCAATCAGTATCTGTCTCAGGAAAAATGACTTTTTGTGCCGCTTATTTTTGACGCAGAATTACGACACTTTATGTGTAAAAATACGCTAAAATATGTAAAAGTTTGCGCGGCGCAAAAATATTATAAAAAGCTCAAACCCCTTGAAAACACAGTGTTTTCAAGGGGTTTTCCTTGGTGCTCCAGCGGAGATTCGAACTCCGGACACCCTGCTTAAAAGGCTTGATTTAGTGTAGATATACCAAGATACATATAAATACATGACGCAAAATTACGACACAAGCAAAAGAAGCCGCAGGATCTTGTCTGCGGCTTCTCTCTTAATGCCTTACGACATAAAGATAGTAAGCTGATTCTTTGTTTTTAACGGCATCCTTATCATTAAGCCATCGAGCAATTGCTGCATCAAGATAGTATTCAGGCCGGTCTACGCCATATTTTTTATTTACCATGTACATATCCGAAAACTCTGCGTTCATTCCAACCCATACGTGAATAGGGTCTCCCTGAATACCTTTCTGCTGCATCAGCTGTTTGACCTGCTCAAGCGTCCAGTGCGGGCCCACAGTGCCGTCCTCGTTCTTGATAGAGGCCATCCATTCCTCAGCCATTTCGCGCGTCATGGGCGGGATCATCTGAGACTGGGAGTAGCCACGCTCGGCAGCGCCTCCGCGCCAGCCCATCTCGGCCTCACGGCTGGGCCCCTGATAATTGGCCTGCGGGCCACGGTCCCCGGCCATCATGCCGAAGCCGTAGATCCTGCGCATGCCATCATCGTTCATCTCACCCCTGTACTGGGGTGCAGGCCATTCTCCTTGAGAGCGCATAGGCGCGTTCCTGTTTTCAATAATGGTCCACTTTCGGCGGTATTCTTCCTCATCGTCACCCATGCGGGGGCTGTCGTACCCGCCGCCGTAGGTGCCGGAGCTGCCGCCTTCGTAGGCGGAGCGCATGGGGGCGAAGCGTCCATTATCGTAGTGCTCCCGGCCGCTGCGGTCTCTGAAGCGATCCTCAATAGGCTCATATGCAGAGCGCATGGGCTCATGCTCCCTGTCGTACTCGGAGCGGTAGTCCCCGCCCCGGCCTTCGCTGCGGGTGTACTCTCTCCCCCGCTCTCGGCCACGATCGCCGTCGCCACCGAGCATCCTGACCTTCATCATAGCATTCATGCGCCGTCACCTCCTGCGGCAGCTGCGACTGCATCGTTAAGTGCGGCAAGAGCAACGCGATCAACGTCAGGCAGGCAGCGCAGAATAATAAGATTGCCTCCAACTGCTGTAGTGGCAACTCTAAAGGGATACCGCTGACGAGAACTAAGCTGCTGCGCGACAACAGGTGCGCCGCAGCGAGTGAGCAAGGGAAACTGAACCGTTCCGTCGCCCACGACAACAGACACGGGCGTGTCTATAGGAATGCCTGCAGGCAACGCTGTGCCAAGGATAAAGCAATATTTGCAGCCGTTAGAATATCGCTGGGTATCGGGCAAGGTGAGCACGAGCACGCCACCGGTCAACGCTGCGGTTGACACAACGACTTTGTAAGGGCATTCGGAACAATTACTGCAACAATTCATAATAATTCTCCTTTCTCAGGGGAGGGCGCAGGCCCTCCCCGAATTCATAGCTCTCAGCAGCCGCAGCCACAGCCGCAGCCGGAGCTGCCGTTGTAGCCGTAGCCCACGCCCGTGGGATTGCCGTAGCAGCAGTTGGGGTTAGGAACGACAAAGGCGGGGACAGGGCAGTCTCTGCCCAGTCTGCGGATGAGTTCTGCGGTCTGGGCCTCCTGATTTGCCGTAATAAATGCGTTCTGGTTTGCCTGAGATGCCGCAAACTTGAGAGTCTGGTTCTCGTCTCTGAGAGCCTGGAGCTGGTTATTAACCATGAAGTCCATCAGACCTCTGTAATTTGCGTTCTGGTTGTCGATGATGTCTCTTGTGGTGTTCTGAATGGTGTTGCTGAGATTACAGAAACCAGTGGCCATGTCATACTTGACAGAGTCAATGTTTCTGTTGGTAGTGCAGCAGCAGTCAGATATCTGGTGGCCGATGTCGCAGATGCTGCGGTCAACGCCGTAGAAGCCGGAGTTGATGGCATTGTTGAGGGCATAGGTGCTGTCGCAGATGCCCTGCTGCACGCCACGGACCGCGCCGTCAATGTTCTGCATGGCGAAGCCGTCATAAAGCTCGGCGCGGGTCAGTGCGCCGTTGACGAAGCCACCGCCGCCGGAGCCACCAAAGCCGCCCCAGCCTCCGCCGAAGCCCAGCATAGCCAGAATAATAATGGCCCACAGACCATCGCCCCACATGCCGCCGAAGCCGCCGCCATTGTTGCAGCTGCCCTCAGATCTGCCGAGAGAATAGCCGGAGGCAAAATCGGAATTGTCACCCATAATTAAAATTCTCCTTTCAGTTTAAAAAAATGTTGATAAAATCTATCCACATCGGGCCGCGCGCTCCCGCTGTGCTTATACGGGGGCGGTTTTTGTCAAGACCCGCTCAAAACTGAAAAGAGAAATGCTTTGTATTAACTTGTCAGCGCAGGCCCAGCCGCCTTATAAAGCCTTCCGGGGAAAGCCCCCGCTGCTGGAGCATGTCCAGGGCCACGCGCTTGAGTTGCTGTGGATTGTTGACGGAGAGCAGCTGCTGAGCTTGAAGGGCTCGCTCGTCTCCCCGTTCAAGGGCCTCCTGATAAGCCCTTATCACAGGATGCTGCATTGTGCCCATTTGGGCACTTTTATCATTCGTCGGCATCTGCCTTTGCTGCTTTCCGAACAGGCTGCTTGCCATTATTCAGCACTCCTTTCAGCTCAGATATTTCGGCTCTCAAAGCTGCCACTTCCTCCTGTGTGGCATAAGCCACGGCGGGGGCTGCGCCCTGCTCAGGCAGAGGCTCAAAGCGGTAGGGCTTGACCGTGGGATAGCCCGCCCCGTCAGTAGACTTAAAGAAGAACACATCCGCATTCTCGTCAAACAGCACTGCCACCTCGTTGGGGCCCATATAGAAGGCATCTGCCCCGGCCCGACCGTTGACCTTAATAGGAGGCGGTACCGGCGCGGCATACATGGGCCGCATAGGCTGGGGCGCAGTCGGCATCATAGGCCGCTGCATCATAGGCTGCTGCGGATATGCAGCGCTCTGAGGCATATATGTGGGGAAGGACATTCGATCAGCTCCTTTCGTTATCATCATATCAGGATTGGTAAATTACTGGGTATCACTTGCGTATCAGTTAAGTATCACTTATGTATCAGTTGTGTGCATATAAAAAAGCCTCCCCTTTCGGGGAGGTTAATTATTGAGGCAGCCGCGCTGCAGCTGACGCCACACGATTTGAAATGCTGCTCATGCGCCGGGTTACAGTCAGCCGTGCGATATCCATTTCTGCTGCAATATCGGCCTGCGGCGTATGATCTATAAAATAC